ATGGGTAATCAACATTTTGATTTTGATCAGATTGTCATTGGATCTGGTTTTGGTGGTTCGGTCAGTGCGCTACGCTTAAGTGAAAAAGGCTATAACGTCCTGATCTTAGAGAAAGGTTTACGCCGCGAAGACCATGATTTTCCAACCACCAATTTAGATACCAAAAATTATTTGTGGATGCCTGAGTTGGGATTCAAAGGCACCATGCAATTTACCTTTACCAGTAAGACAACCATCTTACATGGTGTAGGCGTGGGTGGCGGTTCACAAATTTATGCCAATGTACATTTGATTCCACCCGATGCGGTTTTTGAGTCAGAGGCATGGACTAAAATTCGGAAAGACTGGAAAGAAACGCTCAAACCATTTTACGGTTTGGCGCAGCGCATGTTAGGAACAGCCAATAATACCTATACCAATGTGGCAGACCATACCTTAAAAGCGGTCGCAAGTGAAATGGGTTATGCCAATTCTTTTAAAACGGTGACTACTGGCGTCTTTTTTCCGCAGGCGGATGGTCAACAAAATAAAGCCGTGAAAGACCCGTATTTCAATGGTGATGGACCAGAACGTAAAACCTGCAATTACTGTGGTGCATGTATGTTGGGTTGCCGTAATAATTCGAAAAACACCTTGATGAAGAATTATCTGTATTTTGCCGAACGTAATGGGGTTGAGATTCGTCCAAGTTCTGAAGTCATCAAAATTACCCCGCTAAATGAAGATGGTAGTTCGGGTTATGAACTTATTGTTAAAGAAACCCTAGGGAAACAAGTTCGTCAGTATAGTCTACGCAGTCGTGGGGTGGTATTGTCTGCAGGGGTAATGGGTACTGTCCCGATGCTGCTCAAAATGCGGGATCAACACAAGACTTTACCGAATATCTCGAAACTCTTAGGGCAAGAGATTCGCACCAATTCGGAAACCTTAACCACAGCGAACAACACGCGTGAACGATTAGATGATGGTGTAGCGATCAGTTCCTTTATTTCAGTCGATGCAGATACCAATATTGAAGTGACCCGTTTCCCTGAAGGGGCGGATGCTTCTTGGGTCTACATTCCTTATGTACCCATGGTCACAGGACAAGGTTTTATTCGTTTTATGAAGTTTGTATTCAACACCTTGTTACACCCTTGGAAAACTTATAAAGTCCTGCGTTATAAGGGCAAAGCTAAAAATTCTATTATCTTATTGGTCATGCAAAAGTCAGAAGCCTTTATTCATCTGGAATGGCGCCGTAAGTGGTATCGATTGTTTAAAAATAGTATTACTGCAGTTCAAAAGCCTGAAGACACACCATTGACGGTTTCATTCCCTGCGGCTGAAAAAGCGACCAAACTGATTGCTGAAAAACTGGGTGGAGAACCTGGTTCTGCATTGACAGAAATTATATTGGGAACACCTACCACAGCTCATATTATGAGTGGTGTGCCGATGGGGCGTGACCAGTCAAATGGTGTGGTTGATTTTACAGGGCAAGTCTTTGGTTATAAAAACCTACGTGTGATTGATGGCTCAATTGTCCCAGGTAATTTAGGGGTAAATCCATCTTTAACCATCACTGCATTGTCTGAATTTGCCATGAGCCAAATTCCAGTCTTTTCTGAACAAAAAGCTTCGAAGATCAAGCGTATTCAGTTCAGTCAGCCGTTGGATGGTCAAGTCTCGGAATTAAAAGGTACAGGTGACTTGGCGATTGCTTTAGTTCAAGCTTAATAGATTCAATATTTGACCTATGACTCAATGGGGAGTTATAGGTTAAATTATCCAATATATTGTTTTATTAAAAAATTTTTTAGTATTTTTCAAGACTAAAACTAAGTGTAAGCTATAATCAATTTCATTTGAGTGAATTAAAAAAATGGAGATGGTAATTTTATACTTTATATATTTTAATAAAATATAATTATTTTAAGTGTTTGGTGTGTATTTATTTTAGTTTTTCGAATTAGGCTTTGTAAAATATCTCATCAGCACTCGGTGAGTATAATAAATAGTGTAAAAGATAATAATTTTCAGTTAGATTATGGGTCATGGTTTACAATATATTGTTTTGTATCTTAAATCTCATGTAATGAAGCTTAAATAATATAAGTATTTGAATATAAAAATAAATAAATTATTAAGAGTTATGGTTGTCATAAAAGTGTCATAAATATTTAAGTAAATTTTAAGTTTAAAAACTTATTTTTTAATGAATCAATTTATGGCGAGATGACTATGACGACATTCATCTTTGGGTGAGAACTAACTATATAACTAATACAGACTGTTGAGATAATTGTGGGATAAAGCGGGATAACCTAGGATGTGGTGGGATAACTTTTGAAATGTTGTTGCAACAGATGAAACTACAAGGCGGACATAAAATCCGCCTTTCTTTATTTTAGTTTGCAAATAAATCATAGTTTCTGTCTTCATTTTTTTTAAGCTTTTCTTCAGTGCTTAAAATTGTTCTGATTGATCTTAGCGTCAAACCAAACTTTCGCGCTAGTTTTGTATTAGATTCTTTTTTAGATGCTTCGCGTACCGCTTTATTGCGCATAGCCGTGGTGATGGGTGTACCCATAGGAATTTCGATATAGGTTTTACCAAGTTGGTCAGCCATCATTTGGAGCGCTTTCAGTCCAACGACGTGTGTAATTTCATGCTGGACGTTTACTGCGTGCTTAGCGGGTACGAATAAGCGTGTGCCGCCAAATGCATGGATTAAATTCAATGCTGCCTCAACACCAATAAGCCTAGCTACAAAGGCGTAACTCTTTGGCATTAAGTTAATGATTTCTTGGTCTGAAAATACTTGCTGTGCATCTGTGATGTGAGGACGATAAGCCATACTTTTACCTTATAAAGTAATATGTTATAGTTGCTTAAATCGTCCTCTGGTCGGGATGGTTGTTGGATTTTGAAAAGCTCATGATTGCCGTCATGGGCTTTTCTTTTTTACGCTGGGTCTAGACGTTCTATCTTGCAGCGTTTGCACCATTGGCGTAGATGCGTAATGATCATGTCTGCATTTTTAGTGCTTAAAAACTGAAGCGCACTGACACCGACTTTATTCTCTACAAATTTGGCTAAAGCAATTTCACTGCTGTTCCGTACCTGACCAGCTGCATGCAGCTGGAGCCACAAGTGGCGGATCAGTTTGCTTTGGGCATCATCTGCTAGGTTCTCAACACCTGTTTTATCTTTTGATTCCACATTAAAGCCTAGCTGCTTCATACGATTTAGGACTGCTTCCAGTTGATGAATAGTCAATTCTTTTGAACTGGTCTTGCCTGTACAGCTTTCAAGTACTTCACGATAAAGATCATCGTCTAGTCCAAGTTGGGTTTTAGCCACATGGATAAGCTGGATCAATTTGGTTTTTTTATTGAATTTAGCCATCACAAGAACACTCCCTTAGCAGCATTAAAAAGACCAATTAATGCAAGTATTGCCAGCGATACTGATGATCCCGCTTTCAGTACATAAGAGCGACGCTCAAATACAGTTAGACCTGTACTTTTTCTTGTAATCCATGCAAGTCTAGCTTCATTAATGCAGTTATATAAACCAAGGAGAAACACAGCGAAAAAAGCAAAAATACTCATGTAGATACTCCTAACTTTTCATATTGTTTGCCACCATTCATAGCTTGATTAAGCTTTGCTGATTTTCCTGACTGCTTGCCAGCATGATAGTCATTAGCTGCTCTTTCAGTAAAAGTTTTTCCTTTATTACGATCTTTAGGTGTAAATGAACCAAGTTTCCCATGAGTTGTATCCATATATTTTTTGATACGCTCATTGGTATTTGCTGGTACATCAATATCTAAGTCAGTTATTAAATGTTTAACTGAGGCTACCCAGCCTTCACAGAATAAATCTGCACGACGTACTTTATTTTTTTTGACAGTGACGCGGTTTAAAGTAGTCTCAATGAAGTTTTTTCTTGAGCGAATAATCTGACGATATAAAACATCAAAGGTATAAGAGGCAACTTCAGGCGCTGGATCGACACCAATAAAATTCCATGACGCTTTGATACCCCAAGTACTACTGCCTGAGCTAAAAATAGGTTTACATTGCATAGCTCTAGCAATTGTTAATACTAAACTTGCCTCCCAAGCTTGCGGGGTTTTAGTTGATTTAGTTTCACAACTAGCCTCAACAATATCCAGTAAATCTGGATCGATTTGAAATTCACGCATCAAAGCCTGCGCTTGACGTAATGCAATTGCAGCTTCATTTTCATTAGCAGATTTTGCTAATGCTAAACATTTTTTGATTTTCAAAATTGCTTCTTCGCGTGTCATACCCATTACGATGTCTCCTTAACACTTTGCACTACTTCAGGTGGTAATTTTTCTAAATCTTCAATTAAAATCATTGTTCTATCTCGCTGCTCATCAGTACCAGATCACGACATCTGGCAGACACAGGCACGAATGCCTGTGTTTCGCTTAATTCATCGCATCCTTTAAGCCTTTACCTGCTTTGAATGTTGGGACTTTAGATGCAGCAATTTGAATTTCTGCTCCAGTTTGTGGATTACGACCTGTACGTGCTGCACGGTCAGTGACCTTGAAAGTGCCAAAGCCGATTAATGCAACTTCACCACCTTTAGATAGCTCACTTGTTACAACAGCTTCGAATGCCTGAAGTGCTTCAGTTGCCTTGGCTTGAGTTAAGTCAGCACGTTCAGCAATTTGTTTGATAAGTTCAGTTTTAGTCATGGGTATTTCCTTGTTAGGGTTGTTGGTAAATAAAATTAATGTGCAGCTGTTGCAGTTGGATCGACTGTTTCAATGTCATATCCGAATGTGTTACGTGTATTGACGCTTGCGCCAATTTCTGCAATTTGCTCAGGTGTTAATTGTTTGATTGCCTCTTTATCTGGTTCTGTTTTGATACGAAGACAGTGATCTAGTTGAAGCTGCTTTAAAACTTGGCAAGTGAATACAGGATCAGGAATAGAAACTGTGGTTGAAAGGCGATAACCAACGGAGCCGTGTGTCAATTTCTTAGTTTTAATCTGAGTAAATTCAGATTTACGCGCTTCACAGAACTCCTTAAGTTTGAGTTCACTCGCCTTGATAGAATCGAGAAATGGCTTAAGTTTCTCTTTACTAGCAGTCTTAATTTGGTCGACCTGTTCATTACAAGCTGATTGTTCAAGCTCTATTTCTCGTCTTGTTTCTGCAATCTCTGCCAATGTTTGGTTAACTGCTTCCCAGCTTTTAAGCTGTGGTTCTTTTAAACTTGTTCGTGCCATTAGATTTTTCCTTTATATTGCTTAAATGGTTTTACGCACTAAGATGTAATTACCGCTGATTAGATGGTTTAAGTTCTTTGCGAACTCAGCACGTTTATGATCCGTCGCACTTTGTTTCGCCCATTTTTCAAAAGCAGCCTGTACTTCAGAAATTTCAAACTTGCCTTGGGTAATTTCAAAAATTTCATATTCTGTGTACTGCTGATTCAGTTCTAAATAGAGCGTTGTTCGAGCAAAATATTGTTTGAACTCTTCAAGTTGATGCATGTCACACCCCACGAAAATGCTTTTGTTGGGCTTCAAAATGGGTCTGACATTGCACGCAGCGTGTCACACCACCAATGGCTCTGCGTTGAGCTGGAATTTCTGTGCCGCATTCAGCGCAGCCGTATCTGCTTTCACCCTCAAATTGGGCACGTGAATTAAGTTTTTCCTGCATTTGCTGCGCTCGAAGCTCTTCTGCCATATCAACTAAATCAACCATGACAGCCCCCAAGCACCGCAATAACTGAAGTGCATAAAAGAAAAATTGGGCAGTTGATCAGCATGGCGTTGGTCAAAGTAAATGTCATGTTAGACCTCCATGACCAAGTCGCCAGTGATGACGTCTGAGCCAAGTTCCGCTGCGACATTTAATGCACCTGTTAAAAGGTTGCCGACTGCCAGCGGATACAACAGGCTTTCACTTTGATTTTTACGCCCCACATTGCGAGTTAATTTTGTACAGATGGCATCTAATCCTGATTCATCAATGAAGTCAGATAGCTTGCGATCTGCTGCTTTACAACGGTGTTGTAGATAGTCCACCAGACTGGTGTGGGTAAAAGGTTCAAGCGTCACGATTTCACAGCGTTGAACCACTTCACGTACTTCCTGATTGTTTTCAGCAAGTTTGATTTTCAGTTCGTCTTGACCAATCAAGATGATTGAAAGTAGTGGCGTAAAGCCGTTTTCAAGCTCAATAAAACGCTTGAGGTGTTTAAGCGTTGGAATTGGCAGACTGTGTGCTTCCTCAATAATCAAAATATGATGGTGCCCAGCACGGCTTGATTCTTTGAGCAATTGATGCACTTGGCGAAAACGTGCTTCAGGTGAACGTTTGGCATTTGTGCTAGGTGCTAGTGCTGCCAAAATTGACTCAGCAATATGCAAGGATTTAAGGGTTTTGCCTTTAAAGTCGTTGTCTTCCGTAGCCAGCACATACGGTTCAATAACAATGACCGATTCACGCTCACGTTCGATGCGGTCAATCAATTCACGACGTAGCGTTGATTTACCTGCGCCCGATTGACCCACCACCGCAATAAAACTGCTATTGCCTTTGGCGACTTGCCACATGGCTTCGCGGACATAGTTGATGTCGGTGTTGTTGAATAATTCCCCAGCACTGCGAATGTTTTCAGTGAAGATATTTTTAAACAGGGCAAATTTGCGCTTTGCTTCTGGTGTTAGGGTTTGTTTACGTAGTAGCATTAATTGCTCCTCATCGTGTTGTGGGGCAGCTGTACTCTCAACTCCAGAGGCTTGGTCGTTTTCTAGGTTGAGAAGTACAGCATCCATTGCTGTTGAAATTGTTGTTTCTGTAAGTCCTTTGCTTACTAAAAGTTGAATAAATTGCTGCTTTAACTGAGCAGCATTTTTCTTTGGATATTTGCCATGCTTTACAATCAAATTGATTGTTGCTGGGCTAACATCGATTTTCTTTGCAATCCATGTTTGGCTGATTGAATGCTCGTCGAGCAGTTTTTTTAATTCCGACATGGTTATTCTCCAACTACTCGTAATTTATGTTTGCCTAAGCCACCATTAATGCGTTCCACCCAAAATTGCACATCTTCCTGCGGGACATCCCCATTCGGGTAAGTCGTCTTCAGCATTTGCATGTGGTCTGCTGTCCATGCATCTCCAACAAAACCTTTAATAGCTTTGGCTGCTTGGATGTAATTCAGTGGTACAACTTGGCGACGTTGAGTTGGTGTCGTCATTTGCTCACCCGCACGCTGGATGTAAGTTGGAACTTCTGTGGCTTGGACATCTGCCATGACATTGAGCTGACCTTCATAAGCGGTATGCTTTTTGGCAATGGCTTTGTCTGCTTGTTCCAATGTGTCTGCGTTGTAAGCTTTCTTGATGATGCGCTTACGGTTCTCATCAATTGCACTTTGCGGCATAGCTTTGACTTCTTCACCGATGATGGCTGCATCTGGTCGGAAGCCCACCCAGTCCACTTGCACTGGATCACAGGTGTAAGTCACTTCATTGCCATGCTCATCTACGCAAAGAACATCGATAGAGGGTGCGCGGTAAGGGTTTACCACCACTTTCAATTTGGCTTTTGGATAGACCCCATCGATATGACGCACGTCATAGTCATTTGACCCATAGCCCTTAATGGCATAACTCACGGTTAAGTTGGCAGCTACAGTACGTTCCACAGGTGTAGTACTGAGCAGCTCTTGGCAAAGCTCTAGTGGTGGTGCTATGCGTAATTGGTTCGGTGCAATGGTCTGCCAGACTGCATTACGTGTGCGCTTGGTACGGCTATGAGTTTGTACTTCATTCCACATCATTCGCCATTGCGATGCTGCTTTATTGAGCTGCTCAATGTTGTCAATCTTGATGAAACGTAAACGTCCTTCAAATTGTGTCTCTACAATATTTTGAGCATTTTCAACTTGCCCTTTGGCTTGCGAATTTCCCGTTGCGTGAGCAATAAAAGTCACATCCAAACGCTCAAGCAGATTCTTAAAAAGACCTGATGTATTGGCACAACCTTTGTCGGTATAAAGGATAAAAGGCACGCCATGCAGCGGTTCCTGCATTGAGCGTTTTTGAATACAGTTCAAAAAGATTTCCGTTAGGTTTTCTGCGCTTTCACTGCCGTAGACATACTCGACATAAACCGAACCTGAGAAATGATCGGTGATGACATAGCGGATCACGCGGTCATTCTCAATTTTTTTCACATTGGCAGGTTTGTTCTTGTAGAACTTCTTTTCGTCTAGGACTTGCATACCACCGCGAGGGAGGTAGAACAAAACACAGATTGACGCATCCACTTGCCAGACATGGTTCGGGTGCAATGACTTCTGCTGTGTATGTGCTGAAGGCGTTGCCAATTGCTTTGGATGACACATATTATTTTTCATGACACGGGCAATTGTGGCAGCCGAAACATTGGGTGCTTGACCATTGGCTTTCATGATGTCGAGCGCTGTAGTAATTGGCAGGGTTTGCTTGCCATTGGCACGCGTAGCGACATGCACCATACCGCCAATTTGTTCTGCAACTTCAGCAGATACAACAGACTTGCCTTTGTCACTGCGCTGTTTACGTTCGGTTTTAAAACCTACAGTTTCCAAGTCACGGTAAAGCTGTGCCTTGCTAATTTGAAGATGTTCACAAGCCACTTTTGCAATTGCACCTTTTTCACCAAACTCAGCATTCGTGAGCTTGAAAGCTACATCGCGTAAATAATCTTGTACTGCCAAGTTTGGGGTTGTCATTATTCAGCCTCCAGCTCAGAAGGCGCTACGCTCATCCAAGATGGATTGACCATCGCTTGAAAGTCAATTTGAATGCCAAGATCTACACTGGTTTGCGCAATTTGCTGGAACAGTGCGACAACGTTAGCTTCCAGACGTTCTTGAATGTCATACAGTTGATGCTCATTGATTGCATCGACAATAGAATTAATGTGGTTGGTGAACCGCACTGTGTCGTTATGCATGGTTAAGCAGGCTTTGTTCATTTCCTCTAACGCTTTTTCAGTTAAACGTTGAGGTTCTGATTCAGTCCGTTTTTTAATTTCGGCTGGGCTATTAAGCTTGGTCAATTCGACATCAAGTTTTGTGACTTTCTCATTTTTATTTTTGATGATTAAGTCTTTGGCTTCATTGTCAGCAGTTAAGTCTTTAACCTGTTTGTTTAATGTTTCTTTATCACGTGCATGCTTAGCTGACATTTCTTCAATCAAGTCAATTAAGCTCTCACGATCTTCTGTTTTAACCGCCTCACCATTAATCACAATCTCGCGCTCAGCATCATTTAATTTGCGCAGTTTGCGTAGGTCTCGGTAGCCCAAGCCAATGCGTTGACTGGTCTCTAAAAAGTCCTCACCAAACATACCGAGGTTGCGAATATCTTCATCCACCTTTTCGCAAGACATACCGATGTGTTTGCAAAAATGATCCCATGTCGTAACGGTTACGACTTTTCCAAAATCATCAATCACCTTTAAACCCTTGTATTGCTTGGTTTCTTTGATTTCAGCAATAAGTTTAATTTCCGTAACGGTTACGAGTTTTTTGATGAAATTGGTGGCTTTAATAGCCCCTAGTTTCTCAGAAAGCTGTATTTGTTCTACAGAAACAGTTTGCTCAATTTGGGCAAGTTGGTTTTGATTAAGTTCAGACATATTTAGCTTCCTGAATTAATTTGGTTCACGCCAGCCCAAACGCGCTGAACATGCTCATTAATATTGTTTTGTGCGCGGTTTATTTCTTCTGCATGGGCATGTGCCATTGAGACCAATTTGTTCCCCAGTGCATAACTGCCATCATCCAATTGCTGTGCAAAACCTTCAGACACTAATGTTTTTAATGCTCGAGTAATTTGGCTTGGACTTTCATCTAGTTGTTTTGAAAGTTCTTGGTTACTAATGCCTTTTAGGCTGTGTCCACTTAAAGCTTTTAAAACTTTAAGAATTTTTTCAGCGGATTTAACTGTGCTCACTTACGCACCTCTTTCCCTGTGTAACTTGAAAGTTCTTGACGCAAAATTTCATTGTCTGATTCTGCGAAGTACCAACCCATAAACCCTAAAATTGTTGAACAGAGGAAAATCACCGCAAACAAATCGTTTTTCATTGCTCTTGCTCCATGTGCAAATATGTGCAAATATGTGCAAATTATTGAACAGGTGGTGTATCGAGTGATTCACCTTTTGGTTTGGCTTTCAGCCCAAGTAAAACAGCAATTTTATGACCTTTGCCTCGTTTACATTTCGCCTGACCATTCAATACTTTATAAACATCCTGAGGTTCGAAACCGTTGCTAGTTGCCCATTCTGCAAAGGTTTTGCCCTCTGAATCGAATTGTTTTCTAAGTTCATCGGGAGTTGTAACCATCATTTTTTTGCAACCTCTTGTGTGAATTAATTCGATTTAAGTTGAATCTTATGATTGCTCAATATATTGAGCATGTCAATGTAAATTGATCAATATTTTGATCTAAATTCTAGTTGTTGGAGTGTATTTTGAGCAATTTTACAGAGCGCTTACGTTTTGAGATTGATCGTGTTGGAGTGAGTGAACTTGCTCGTAAGACAGGATTTGCTAGAAATTCACTCTATAATTGGAGTGAAAAGGGAAATATTCCTTTAGATAAGTTATTTGTACTTGAGGAATGCGGTATAGATATTAACTTTGTTCTATATGATGAGCGGTCTGCTCAAAAAAATGAGCAAGTTATAAATGAAGAATTCGGATTAATTCAGGTACGTGATGATATTGAAGTCTCAGCTGGAGATGGAGCTGTGGCTGGTAATGAAGAAAAACCTAAATATTGTTTAGCTTTCCGTAAAGACTGGCTAAATAGTCGAGGGTTAAAAGAAAAAGATTTGTACGTGGTATTTGCCCGTGGTGATTCAATGGAACCTACAATTTCAGATAGAGATTCGTTGTTAGTCAATACTGCTGAAAAAGAACCACAGGATGGGCATATATACGTGATCCGCAATTGTGACTTACTGTGGGTTAAGAGGGTTCAGCGATTGTTAGACGGCTCTTTATTATTGCTTTCTGACAATAAATTATATCCACCGATGCCTTTAAGACTTAATGAAACAAGTGACGTAGAAATTATTGGAAAAGTGGTTAATTCAAGTAAGAATTTTTATTAATTATGGGGTACTTATGGGAAATGATTCTGAGTGGTTAAAATGGGTTGGTTTAAGTATTGTTGTCAGTATTTTGGTAGCAGTCTTTTTTGTTAAAAATAATAGACATGAAGAGCAATTGCAAAATTCAACCAGCAACAATATAGATACTTCAGAAACTAATATTCAAACGGAAGCAGTCAATCATACAACACAAGATGTGAATTTAGACTCTACGGATAGTTCTGCTCCACCAGAATCATATGACGAAGTATCGCAACGTTTGAAATCAGAAGTTAGTGATTCTAATAATGAACCACCCCCAGTTTCACTATTTATTGCTGATTTAATGGTTGCTAGAAATGTGAAGTGGGAAGAGTTGAATAAGATTGAAAAGACTAACTATGGCTCTGTGATGAAAGATGTACAACAAGAAGGCATGAAACTTCTGTGTGTTCAAGGTTCTGTAATAGAAATTTATGGCGCTGAAAGTCGTCAGCGAAATAAAATTTATGATGTCGGCATTATGGATGATAAAGGTAGAGTGTTTCGTACAATCGCTGTAGGATCAACAAATAATATTGTTGCTGAAAGCCGCGGCAAATTTTGTGGTCAAGTAACTGGTCGAATTAATTTTAATAATGCTATTGGTGGTTCAACTACGGCTCCATATCTAGTTGGTATGTTTGACCTACCTGAAAATAGATAAAATAATTGGAAGTCCTTCCACCTGATATACGAATAAAGAAAACAGCAACATGACCTCATCATTTGATGAGGTTTTTTTATGTCTATCACTTTTGACGAAGTGTTTGAACGCTGTATGGGACATGAAGGTGGATATGTAAACCATCCTGATGATCCTGGGGGTGAAACAATTTGGGGAATTACCGCAGCCACAGCACGTGCTAATGGTTACACGGGCACGATGCGCTATATGAAGCGCGAACAAGCAAAAGAAATTTATCGTAAAGCATACTGGGAACGAGCCAAGTGTGCCCAATACAACTCAGCTATTGGCTTTCAAATGTTTGATGCTGCCGTGAATCATGGCATTGGCAATGCTATTCGAATTTTACAACGTGCAGTTGGTGTAGCTGATGATGGGGCTATAGGCAAAATTACCCTAGGTGCTATCAACGAAAAAAGCATTGATGATGTATTGGTTTTATTCAATGCGGAACGTCTTGAGTTTTACGCCAAGTTACAAACATTCCAAACATTTGGTCGTGGCTGGACACGACGTGTGGCAAGTAATCTGCGTTACGCTGCTGGAGATACTCCATGAAGAAAGAAATTAAAAATAACCTTGCCACTCTTTCATATCATGAAAAGCGTATTCAGCTTGAGCAAGAAATCCAGCAACGCTATGGGGATTTAAGCGAAAAACCTAAAGCTATTGTGCGTGATGTTATTCGAGAGTTTATCCGTCGATCTGCTATGCCTGTGCGCATCATCTATGCGCAGAAGTTTGTTGAAGAGTTAGAAAATAGATTGTTCGAAAAAAATCAAGTATTTCAAGAACTATCCAAAACTCATGAGCAAACCCTAGCTAACCATAAGGATCAAATGGATTTCTCATGGAAAGATGGCTATGAGAAAGGTGTGCTTGATACCAATGCCACCCATAATGCCACTAAGCAAACAGATAGTGAAACTGAATCCGAAAAAATCCAACAACTGCGTCTTCAGCTTTCTACCCGTGAAAGCGACCTTGATCAGAAAACCTTAGAACTTTCTGAAACTAACCAAAAACTGTTAGATCAAGCAAAGCGTCATCAACAGCGTGTAGACGAGCTTAAAGCGGAAATTGCGCAGAAGTCTGAGCCAATTATGGCTGAGTTAGGCTCAACCATGAATTTTGGTTTTTTTGTATCAAACTGGCGTGACAGTTGGAAGTGGATTAGCAACTGGTGTTTTGGACTGATTGTATTTTTTGCAACGACTCCAATTCCACCAGAATTACTAGCAGTACTGCCAGAAAATATCCGTTATTACGTGATTGCTTGGGTTGCCTTCTGCGGTTTTGTTGGGCGCTATATCAATCAGAATAAACCTGTGCCGCTCCCGCCAATTGATATTGGGGATGCCGATGTTTGAAACCCTTAAATTAAACTTTTCAGAAGCCAATTGGATCGTAACGACGATCCTTGGCATCTATATCTGGTTTATCAATAAACAAAGCGCTTCAGCAAAAGAGATGCTGGATTTGCGTATGCGTGTAGTTGAACTAGAAAATGCTGTCAAAGACATGCCGTCAAAGGTTGATGTTGAAAATTTGCGTGGTGAATTGAATTCGCTCAATAAACAAATGGACAGTGTTCAGCATGGTGTTCGACGTATTGAACAATGGCTTATTGATAATAAAAAGTGAGGAAATATGAGTTTTGAAAATCAGCTTAAAGAAGAAATGCGTTTAGTGTTACTTCGATTGTTGAATGAAATGCCATCTTACAGAGGTAATAGTTCAACTTTGCACAGTGGGCTAGATCGCTGGGGGTTAAGTTTTAGCCGTGATCAAGTTAAAACCGAATTGTATTGGCTCAAGGATCAGGGCTGCTTAACAATTGAAATGGATGATCCGGCTGTTATTGTCGTGAAATTGACTGAACGTGGGCAGGATGTAATTGAAAACCGCTCCCGCATTCATGGCATTAAACGCCCTTCAGCGTAGGTGAGTTATGTCCAAATCCTTTATGCGTAAGCTGACCGATGAACAACGTCAATTCATCTATCGAATGATGGAGGAGGATCGTTTTACTCTGAATGAGATGATGGATGAAATTCGTGCCGAGTTTCCTGCAGATTGTATCCCTAGCCGTTCAGCACTTGGTCGTGAGAAAAAGAACTTTGCTGCGGAAGCTAAAGAGTTTCGTGAAATTGCTGCGGCTTCTGAGGTTTTGGTCAAGGAGTTTGGTGAAGACCCTGATGATAAAGGTGGAATGTTACTTGCTCAAGCTGTTCAGGCGGTTGTGACGAAACGTGCGCTTGATGAATTGACCAATCAGGGAGACGATCCACTAAACCCGCAAATGGATATTGGTGCTGTGGGTGCTTTAGCCCGTGCTGCACGTGCTGCCATTATGACCAAGGAAAAAGCCATGGAAAACCGTGCTGAAGTACGACGACAAGCACGCGAGGAACTGCTCAAGGAGCAAGATGAAAATCTGAAAAAAGCGGCTGCTTCCCAAGGTATGGGCGAAGAGCAAATTCAATTCTGGCGTGAAAAAGTATTAGGTATTAAGTAATGACTGCACCGAAACCTCGGCAAGATACAGTTCGGATTATTGACTGGGATGAACTTCCTGAACGTGCCCGTAATCTGCCTAACAATCTAAATCCATTTGAAGAAGGTGTTTTGATGAAGCACCAAGTCGAATGGCTAAAGATTAAGAGCGATATTAAGGCATGTCCTAAAGGACGTCGAACTGGGATTACTTTTGCAGAAAGTTTCGATGCAGTTTTTACCGCTGCTGCCAGCAAAGAAGCTGGTGGTATGAGCGTTTACTACATTGGGGATACGAAAGAAAAAGGGCTGGAGTTTATTGGCTACTGTGCCAAGTTCTCACGGGTAATTGCTGAAGCACAAGGTCAAGGTATTTCTCAGATTGAGGAGTTCTTATTTGAAGACCAAAATGAAAAAGGTGAAACACGCCAGATTACAGCCTACCGTGTACGTTACTCCAGTGGTTTTCAGATAGTTGCTTTATCTAGCCGTCCAGAGAACATCCGTGGTTTGCAAGGTAAAGTTGTCATTGACGAAGCTGCCTTTCACCCTAACGTACAAGGTGTGATGGAAGCAGCAACAGCTCTTTTGATTTGGGGGGGACGTATCTCCGTCATTAGTTCTCATAACGGTAAGAATAATCCCTTCAACCAATTCGTCAAAGACATAGAAGATGGTGTGTTTGGGGAGGATGCTAAAGTCCATGTGGTCACTTTTGATGATGCTGTTACCAATGGCTTGTATGAGCGTGTCTGCTTTATGCAAGGTAAAGAAGCAACGATTGAAGGCAAAGAGAAATGGTATAAGAAAATCCGTAAAGCATACGGTAGTCGTAAAGCAGCCATGCGTGAAGAATTAGATGCCATTCCCCGCGATGGATCGTCAGTTTGCTTGCCGACACTTTGGGTTGAGCGCGCAATGTCTGAGCCGCGGACAATTTTACGTTTAGCACTCGGTGATGATTTTACCGAGATGACACCAGATGAACGTGATGCTTATATAGATGACTGGATTCAGCGTTATTTAGAACCTGAATTGAAAAAGCTAGATCAGCGTAAACAGCACTGTGCTGGGCAAGACTATGCACGCCACCGTGACTTCAGTTTTATTCTGCCGTTTTATATTGCTCAAGATTTGCGTCGGGTTGCACCATTTGCCATTGAGATGCACAAAGTACCTTCACGTTTACAGCAAAAGGTGCTTTGGTACATGCTGGATCGACTGCCACGTTTTGGTGGTATTGCGATGGATGCAACGGGTAATGGTGAAACCTTGGCTGAAAATACGGCTGAAAAATATGGTGAGCACATGGTGCATCAAATCAAACTTAGCCGTGCTTGGTATGGTCTATGGACACCAAAACTGGTCACTGCTTTTGAAGAAGACATGATTGATTTACCAATGGATGCTGACTTGAAAAATGACTGTTCTGCGATTGAGGAAGTAGACGGTATTTACATGGTATCCAAAGCGCGTGCCAAGGATGTAAAAGACCCTGAGTTATACCGTCATGGTGATGGCGCAGTTGCGATGATATTGGGATGGTTCGCCAGTCTGCATTTATCCAGCCCAATTGAGTTTATTGCACTTCCATCTTCAAGTGAGTTGGAAGTGAATCATGATGATTATGATGGGTGGTTTAGTGAGACTGGGTGTATCTAATCAACTGTTGTAATATCTTTAAACAAAATCAAATTATCTTCATTCTTAATAACTTCATATTTTGATGAATGCTTTGTGTCATTTTCATCATAGTAATCAACGTTTATTATATTTCTATTAAAAGGTTCACTTCGTGTTCGAGCATAGAAGTACAAAGATAATGTTTTATTAACATTTATAGCGGCTGTAGAAAATTCTAAAGAATTATTCATAGTTCCTCCAGAAATAGAGATATACCAAAAATTACTTCGAATTTTTAATGACTTAATGGGTTGATTTTGAATTTTTAATTCTAATATGAATTTATAGTCCCAGTCTCCATTAAGTGTCGGACTATTTGTTTTAGAATAGTCAGAAGGAATAAAGACTAATTGAGGTATAAGACTTTTTTGCTTCTCAAATATGGTTTCTTGATATTGTTTCTCTGCAAGTAGGAACATATCTTGTTGTGCTTTTACAGACTTACCCATCTCTACTACTTGTTGTCGTAAAGATTCATTTGATATGCGAAGCTCTTCAGCTTGCATATTCAATGCTTTGGTATTTTGTTTTAGTTCTTGTCCTTGTTGCAGGTAACCATAAACAAGCCATAGAAATGCTAATGGAGAGAAGATACCAGCCAGAAAATCTCCCTTTTCATTTAACTTAAGAGCTTTGGCATCTTCAACATTGATGACGAGATTGCAGACTAGCCATAAATATAGAATAGTTACTAAGGATATAAAAATAAGTCCTAAGTTATCTTTGATTTTCTGCACAGTAATACTTCTCCTTTATAATGTATTAAATTCATTTACTTTTATCATCAAACCGCTCTTTATATTCTTTATTTGTAATATAGCTATGAAGTTGAGATTTTGCTTCTAAGAGTGATGGAAAAGTCTTTTTACCTGTATGAACTTTTTTACCTAACTTGTAGACATCAACTTTAAAAACTCCTCTTCCAACTTTAATTATTCTAAAAGTAAGACGTTTATTGGCTTGAAACAAAGACTCCTCATTTTCGGAATCAGACCATTTATCTAAATATCTTTGAAATGCTTTTTCTTTTTTTCTAAATTCAGTCGCTTCTTGCGTACCTGTTAAATAGTCACAACAAACTGTTCCTACTACCATTAGCTCAGACCAATCGTTATGAAAAACATGGAACTCAAATCTTAAAGTACTACCGCAAAGCTCACATGTCCCAATAGTTGAACCGAGGTCATTTGAATGGGATAAATTCCAATCATAATCTGGTCTAACATGACCATGTTCTCTAGCGTGGCAACCACTGCACAAAACTTCACAGTCTGAGAGATTATATTCCCAAGGCTTTCTACCATCGATATAAACTTTATGATGAACTTGTAGTACAACATCATCATCACTTCGATGGCATCGTTGACAACAATATCCAAGCTCATCAAAAGCTTTCTCTCTAAATTCTAGCCAAGCAGTGTTTCTATAATCTTTGGTTCCCATTGAAGATTTTCCGTACTTTTAAAGCCATGAATCAAATAGAAATGATTGTTGGTATAACCAAACTGGATGTGTTTAATAATAGCGTAGTTAGAAATACATAATCTTTAACATGCTATCAACGTATGATTTTTCTGCAAAGACAATGAAATGAGGATTCTTGTCACGCAGCTCATATAAATAATTTGGTAAGTCGAAGGTTTCTAGCTGAGAGGAATTTACTAAAGATATTTTTTGTTCGAAGGAAATCTCAAATTCAGCTTTTGATTCTGACCAAAGTGTAAATTTACCGTTTCCCATGCCGTCACTCCAAAGTAGATGAAGATATTTATCTTCAAATGGAGTTCCCATTAGTTGTCTTTCGACTTCTAAAATAATGTCTATTTTCTCAGAATGTGTGAGATTTCTAGCTCTAAAAGTTAATAAAATATATAGGTCTTTTTCATTTAATAAGACATATAAATTAGATTTCATAAGATGACCTAAACAAAATTATTGGAAAGCATTCCGCCTGATCTAGTTGCTTCAATTAAGAATAATAAAACGAGGCGACGAACTTTGTTGGAGCAAGATTCGCCTCCCTTGGTAATAGCACTACCGCAGGCAAAGCCTCGTTACCCTGATCAGAGTAATTGCAGGCTATCAAAAATGAAATGCTTTTGCAGTAGGTGAAATCGTGAAAACCAAACCAATTGTTCCTTGGATGGGTGGTAAACGTCGACTGGTGTCGCAGCTGACTAAAAAAATGCCCCAACATGAATGTTATGTTGAATTATTCGCTGGTGGCGCAGCACTATTCTTTATGCGTGAACAAGCCTCAAAAGTAGAAATTATCAATGACTTGAATGGCGAACTGGTGAATCTATATCGAGTGGTGCAACATCATTTAGAAGAGTTTGTACGACAGTTTAAATGGGCACTGGTGAGCCGACAAATGTTTGAATGGCTCAAGAATGCCAATATTGAGTTAATGACAGATATCCAGCGTGCAGCGCGTTTCTATTACCTTCAGCATATTGCCTTTGGTGCTAAAGTGTCTGGGCAAAACTTCGGTACAGCAACCACGGGACGACCAGTCAACCTACTTCGCATTGAAGAACAGTTGAGTGAAGCGCATTTAAGACTGTCAGGTGTGACTGTCGAACATTTGAGTTGGGATGCTTGTTTGTTAAAGTATGACCGCACTCATAGTTTTATGTATGCCGATCCACCGTATTGGAAGCTGGCAGGTTATGGTGTGGACTTTGGCTTAGATCAGTATCAGAAAATGGCAGAGCTGATGAAGTCATGTAAAAGTAAAGTCATGCTCTCGATTAATGACCATCCTGAGATGCGTGAAGTGTTTGATGGGCTGAATATAGACACAACTGAAATTAAATATTCAGTCGGCAATTCAGATGCAAGTCGCAGTACAAAACAGGAATTAATCATCACCAACTATTGAGCGACCTGATTTATAGATTTATAAATCTTTATAAATGCGTTTTTAGCGTTTTAATTCAGATTCTGCATGAATGACTCATGTTTGAACTTAAAGCGCTATAAGCGCGTTTTATTCGCCTTTTAAAATTCTCAAAAATAAATGGAAGTCCTTCCGCCTGATTCGTCAGGTTTGAATTGTTTATCGTGATGCAAAATCCACTTTCTGTATTTGCATCCCTCATGGCTAAAAAAGACCGTTCTCAAAAGAAACAAGACCGCACTGCCTTGGAAACACCGCAGACAGCGGAAATTGCTTGGTTGACTAACCAGTGGCAAGAACATCCCGTGGTTGGCTTGACTCCAGCCCGTTTACATCGACTCTTAACCGATGCTGAACAAGGCAACCTGCAAGCACAAGCAGATTTGTTCTGCGACATGGAAGAGCGTGACGGACATATCTTCTCGGAAATGACTAAGCGTAAACAAGCTGTGAATGGTCTGCCTTGGGGCGTCAAGCCACCAAAGAATGCTTCTGAGCAAGAAAAGAAAATTGCAGAAGAAGTTTATGAATGGCTGGATGAAATTGAAGACTTTGAAATGTTCTTGTTTGAAGCCATGGATGCTGTAGGTCATGGCTACAGTGCGCAAGAAATTAAATGGCATCGCTTGGGCAATCTTTGGCTACCTGAAAGTTTTGAGCAGCTTCAACCGCGTTTCATCATGACACCACACAACCAACCGAATGAATTACGCATCAATGATGGTTCAATTGAAGGGTTGGAATTTCAGCCATTCGGTTGGTTTATTCATCGGCATAAAGCGAAATCGGGATACATTTCCCGTTCTGGATTATTCCGTGTGTTGTCATGGCCGTTCTTATTTAAGAACTATGGCGTACGCGACATCATGGAGTTTTTAGAAACCTATGGTCTGCCATCAAAGCTAGGTAAATACCCCGCTGGCGCAACCAATGAAGAAAAAATGACCCTGATGCGTGCAGTGATGAGCATTGGTCGTAACGCGGGTGGCATTATTCCGCAAGGCATGTCGATTGATTTTAATGATGCCACCGATGGGGACACTAACAACCACATGAATCTGGTCAAATGGTGTGAGCAAACCCAGTCTAAAATTATTGTGGGTGGAACGTTACTGTCTCAAGCCGATGGCAAAACCAGTACAAATGCGCAAAGTAAAACTCATGAAAACCAGTTTGATGTGATTAATAAGTCGGATGCCAAGCAGTTAGCCCGCTCGATCAATGACAGCTTAGTCAGCGCCATGATGCAGTTGAATTATCCAAACATCACCCCAGACCGCTATCCAAAATTCTGGTTTGATACGTCTGACACTGAAGACTTGGAAAGCTTTAGCAAGTCTTTGGGTGAGTTGGTTGATACAGGCATGAAAATTCCATTGGATTGGGCGCATGAACGTGCAGGTATTCCAATGCCTGCCGATGACAAAGTGCCTATTCTTGCTCGTGTTCAGCCTGTTCAAGTGGCTGCCAATAGTTATCAGTATGCAGGCATACCTGCCTTGCAACTTGCAGCGCTTAACCAGACTGCGGGTGTTGCACTGCATCCTGCTGAAGCTGCCGCTGCGCGTGCGCAAACACTGCTCGATGGTCAAATGGATCAGAGCCTTAACGATAAGCATCTGCAAAGCCAAGCAGAGCAGTTTTTACCTGATTTGATTGCCCAACTCAGCCGTGGTGAAAATATTGAAGCGGCTTTGACCATGCTTGCTGAAATGTCTCCAGAGAAAGATTTAGATGCTTTGCAGAATGATTTGGAACAGATGATTTTTGCCAGCAATGTTTTAGGGCGACTGTCCGTGCATGAAAGTCGCAAAGCCTCAAAGCAAGAGGATGAGTGATGGATCAGCCAACGATGCAGGCTGTGTTTGGTCAGCCCCCGCGTAAAGCCATTGAATATCTTCAGCAAAAAAAGGTCATGCCATCAGAAGACTGGTGGCGTGTACAAGGCAATGCCCACAATCAAGCCTTTGTTGTTGCCCACATGACCCGCTTGGACTTGCTCGAAGATGTCCGTCAGTCCTTACTTGATGCGCAAAAGAATGGTTGGGATTTAAAGCGCTGGTCAGAAGAAATTGAACCCAAAATGAAACAGCGTGGTTGGTGGGGAAAGCAAGAAACCTTTGTTGAAGGCGGTCAGCGTGAGGTTCAGCTAGGCAGTCCATACCGCTTAAAAACCATCTATCAAACCAATATGGCGCAAGCTTATGAAGCTGGGCGTCAGGCGGTGATGTGGGATGATAATCCACTTTTTCCATACGTTCGTTATAGTGCAATTTTAGATAACCACACTCGACCAGCGCACCGTGCATTGCATGGAGTTGTTATGCTGAAGTCAGACCCTGCATGGCGATATATCAGTCCCAAAAATGGTTACAAGTGTCGTTGTACAGCTTATGAAATGATGGACATAGATGTTAAAAATCTAAACCTACAGGTACGTAGTAGTGAGGGTTATCTCAAGCTGTATGACGTGGATGTAAGCAATGGCGGTGTGGCACAAGTTGCTCGGCTTGAATTTCCAGACCTTCCCGTATTTTCTACCGATGCAGGCTGGACAGGTTCGCCAAGTGCTTTAGTCACCCAAAAACTCATGGACAAGGCAATCACCGCAGAGCCACAAATTGCCTCCAAGTTGGTGAGTCAAACGCTGAAGAATAATAAAGTTGTTCAGCAACTGAATGATGAAGTCAAAGCTTGGATTCAAAATGTAGACCCGCTTAAGCCGAAAGGTGAAATGCGTACTGTCGGTGTGATTGACTCCTTTTTTCTTGAGACCTTGAAGAAGAAAAAGAATGTTGAGTTAGCCAGTGCTGCAATCACTGTGCATGACAAAGGTACGATTAGTCATATTTCTAAAGAGCGTAAGCTGCATGATCCTGAATGGTTTGAGAACATCGTCAGTCATTTAAGTGGTCAGCATGACTTGTACTGGGATGTACGCCACGAAGCGGCTTTATTAGTTTTTGATATTCAGGAAGATGGTCTGCTCTATAAGGTTGTGTTGCAGCTAAACCAGAACATTAAAGGCAAAGATGAAGATGGGAATAAACAGAAAATTGTGGGTAATTTGATTCGGACGATTGTGGTTGAGCAAGAAATTAATCTGAAGAACAGTAAGGACTATGAGTTTCTGGTCAGTAAGAAATAAAAAATGCGTTTCTGCCTGTTCGGGATTCGAACCCGCGTATACCGCGAACGGTTGGCTTCCAGTAGCCTACTTTGGCAAAAACGCACTTTATAAAATAATTTTAGTTTATTTAATAGGCAGGTGCAAGCATGAGCTATTTACAGATTGCCGATGAAAATGTGCGTCAAACCTTAATGCAAGCTGCACAGCAGATGGATGATTTAACCCCATTGGCTGCGAGCCTAGAGCGTGTTTTGGTTAGTCAGACTTTGCAAAACTTTCATGCCAATGGTCGCCCTGCATGGGCTGGACTCTCTCCAGTAACGTTAGAAATTTACCGCAGACAAGGCATTGTCCCTCAAGGCATATTGCAGCGCACAGCTGGCGGTCTGCGTGACAGTGTGCAAGGCGATCATGACCAAGACTCTGCAACTGTAGGGGCTGGCTCTGGCAAAAGTAAAGACTATGCTGCCATTCACCAGTTCAGTGGTATGGCAGGTCGTAACCGAAAAGTAGAAATTAAACCTAGACCTTATTTGCCGATGGATAGCCAAGGCTTTTTACAACCTGAAGCTGAAGTTGCAGTTGAATACACCGCAAATTATTTCTTAGCCCAAGCCTTCAAATAATAAAAAATAATCGGAAGCCCTTCCGCCTGATCTTTTTATGCAGCTAGTTTTAATCTGGCTGCATGAAAAAGACCTTATTAGTAGCCGCGTGCTCATTTGCCCTTGAGGCAACCACACCTGAATATCTTGTCCTTATTCCTGAAGGAATATTTAAGGGACTTGATGGACGTCCATTTGATGCCCCGCACTGGAATTTAACGCCAGAACGCGGTGAGCAAATTGTTGCTGTATTGAATCAGCGCAGCATTGATATGGTTGTGGACTATGAGCATGCGACGCTAGATGCACAACAGTCTGGTGATCCTGCACCAGCGGCTGGCTGGCTTAAGTCAGGTGGCTTTCAATATATTAAAGGAGTTGGCTTATGTAGTGCTCACTTTGAATGGACTGATAAAGCAGCAGGTTTTATTGGTTCCAAAGAATATAAATACCTTTCCCCAGTCTTTCTTTATGACAAATCGGGTGATGTTCAGCAACTGCTGCATGTCGCACTCACCAATACCCCTAATTTAGATCAGTTGCCCGAAGCACGTTTAGCTGCTGCGGCTCAGGACTTTTTGTCTCAAAATTCACAACAACAGGATTCAGAAATGAATGAAGAGTTATTAGAACGCTTGCGCTGGATGTTGAATCTGCCGATCTCAGCCACTGCTGAAGACATCATGGCGGAACTCAATAAACTCATTACGCAGATACAAGAAAAGACAGGTACAACTGTCGCAGCCAATGCTCAAAACTTATTTGATGTTATTGACGCTATTGAACAACTTAAAGTTGCAGCTAATAGCCAAAGCGCTGTCGATCCAACCCAATTTGTCCCGATGGCGGTGTATCAAGAAGCCATTGCAAAAGCTGGCAGTGCCGACGCAGCAAATAAAGCTAAAGAAATTGATGACTTAATTACTGCTGCTTGTACCGATGGTCGTTTGACGGGTACAGCCACCATCAACTGGTACAAAGAACAAGCTACAACCAATCCAGATTTTGTGAAAGCACAGCTTGAGGCTTTACCCAAAATTGCAGCGTTGACCCAGCAACAAACCAAGCAAATTGATTTGAGTGGGAATCATCAAAAGCCCGTTGTGGATGATGTTCAAAATGAAGTATTTGGCATCCTTGGGGTAAGTAAAGCAGATGTTGAAAAATATGGAGCTTAATCATGACCAAAACTAATACTTCAATTTCGACAGAATACCGTGATGGGATTTTAATCCCTGTTCCCTTAGCAGCTATGGCAGTTGTCTTGATGGGCACATTTGCAGTGGTTGGCGTAGATGGTTATGCCGTTGCCTCAGAAGATGTCGGGGCTGCTGGTCAAACCTGTATTGGCATTTGGGACAATGATGCTGAAAACCCTAATGCAGCAGGCACAGTAAATGGCATTGCACATCGTGGAAAACTATTTCTTGTTGCTAACTCAATTGTAGACCCTGTGACTCAAGCAGACTTTGGGGCACCAGTTTATATCGAAGATAACCAGACCATTGCTAAAACAGATGGTGCAGGTAGCCGCTCTCTTGCTGGGCGTTTTATGGGATTTGATACGCAGTACACAGGCAGCGTATGGGTGGAGATTGTTTAATGAAATTTACAGCAGAAAATGCAAAACAAGTACTTGCACATTTATTTACAGGGTTTAAAACGACTTTCAATAAGTCTTTTTCAGAAACGGAAGTAACTTGGACTCAAGTTGCTACAAAAGTGACATCTACTGGTCAGTCTGAAAATTATGCATGGTTAGGTAAATTTCCTAAACTGCGTGAATGGATTGGTGAGAAAGTCGTCAAGCGTTTAGAAGGTCACGGTTATACCGTTACAAACCGCGCTTTTGAGTCGACTGTTGCTGTGCATAAGCATGAAATTGCTGACGGTCAGTTAATTGGTTTACCAGTCATCTTCGCTTCGATGGGTGAAGAATCGAAAAGCTTTCCTCAAGATTTAGTCTTTGAAGCACTTACTACAGGGTTTAAAAATAAGTGCTATGACGGCAAGCCTTTCTATGCGGTAGACCACCCTGTGGGCGATAAGGATAAAAATAAATTCTCAAATAAGCTCACTGCAAAACTTTCTTGGGCGAGCTTGGCTGAAGCCGAAGCTGGCTATGGTGCTGCACGTGCAACTATGACTGGTTTAAAAGATGAAAATGGTCGTAGCTTAAAAATTAAGCCCAATTTACTGGTCGTTCCACCTGCACTTGAAACAACAGCCAAAGCATTGATGACAGCTGCCAAGTTTGCCGATGGGACTGAAAATATTTTTAAAGGTACGGCAGAAGTCCTCGTTGAAGCTGGGTTAGAAACAGATTCCGAATGGCATTTACTTTCGACTACAAAAGCCATTAAGCCAATTATTTACCAAGAGCGTCAATCACCCGAACTATTGGCTCAAACAGACCTCAATTCAGATGATGTATTTATGCGTGGTGAACATAAGTTTGGTGTAGAAGCACGTGGTGAAGCAGGTTATGGCTTGCCTCACTTGGCACAAGGCTCAACTGGTACAACCTAATAGGTGACGAAATGTATGCAACGGTAGCGGCAATGCGGGATAAATTTGGTGAACGTGAACTGATCCAGCTCACGGACACTGAAGCCCCGTACAAAGATGTAATCAATATAGATAAGCTGAATAGAGCGATGCAAGAAGCCAACTCGGAAATTGATGCTTATGTAGGGAGCCGCTATGCACTGCCGTTGCACATTATCCCTCCATTTTTGGTTGAGATTGGCTGTAATTTGGCACGCTATTATGCGGTCACTGGTGATTTAAGTGAAAACGATCCAATTAAAAACCGTTATGAAACATCCATTAAAACCCTAACCAAGATTTCTAAGGGAGAGTTGGTCTTAGGTGGCTCTCCAGTTGGAGAATCAAAACCAGTGGAAACCTCATCAAATAACGTCATGTTCGGTGTTGGACGTCGTGATTTTGGAAATGGAGGCTGGTAATGCTGGATTTATCAATCATTGAACAAGCTATCAAAGATGAAATGGCACAGCAAATTCGGGACAGAAAATGGCCTTGGATTCGTGAAATTAAAACCTATGGCGGTGAGTTCGATGCTGGTATTACAGCCATTATTAATGCTTTCCCTGCCATTTGGGTGACATTCGAAGGTAGTAAGACCCCTGAAAAAACCAGCGCCAATAAGACCAAAATGCCTGTGACCTTCGTGGTCTTGGTTGGTAATCGCTCTGTACGTAATGAAGAGTCGCAACGACATGGTGCAGGTGCCGATATTGGCACATTTCAGATGCTACACAATGTACAGCAATTATTGACTAGCAATGATCTATCCAGCCAAGGCGTTGTGGGTTTAGCCCCACTGGAACTGGGGCGAGTTAAAACAATTTTTAATACCTCCGCCCGTAGTCAGTCATTAAGTGTGCTGGCTCAGGAATTTACTACGCAATACACCATTACTGCTTCAGATCGTGTCCGCGAAGAAGCTGCTGAAGAAGCTTGGCTTGAGCGGATCAATATTAATTACCATTTCGACCCTAAAGATTTCGGCATATTCGAGTCTGATTTAGTCGAATTAAAACGATGAGATAGAAAATGAGTTTAAATATTCAAACTGAGGTTAATTTAGATATGACAGTTCGTATTACTGGGCGCGACCAAGTCACTGGTGCAGATCTTCTGAAATTAAATGCACTGTTTAAAGCTGTTGAAGATATGGGCGGTACGATTACTTTGCCAAATCCTATTCCAGCAAATCCCGATTTTATTAACTGTACATACGATGCAAATGTACTGAGCTATATAGGTGGCACAGTTAATCTTGGTGGCGACGACGTTGCAGGTCTGCTTAGTGCAATGAATTTCCCTGTAGGCGCAGTTGCAACTTTTGAGCTAAATAAGACGAGCCACGAGCAAATGTTTTTATCTTTTGGTAGCGAAACAGCACAAGCCCAAAATGACCGAAATGATGCACTGACCATTAGCTATTTTTCCCCAGCTGCACTGACTTTGAATATTTCTAAGCAAGGCTATGATTTGGCATCAGTCCGTCTAGATGAAATAGTCGCCTATAAAATTGTTGCAACTCGACCAACAGAAACAATTGTTCTCTTAAATTTCTATAACCCAGCAGATGAACTTATCGGAACGTATGAAGAGACAAATATAGATGCGAGCCGATTGTGGTTAGGTGTGGCACTTGCATCACAGGAAGCTGTTTTTACAGCAAATATTCAAGTGGCTACTCAAGCTGAAACTTAAGAGAGAACGATTATGAGCATTCAAAATGGGATTAAAACACCTGGTGTGTATACAGATGTCAATATCAATACTCAGCGCACAGGTTTATTAGCAAATACTCAAAAAGTGCTATTCATCACCAATGATGAAGGTGATGGCAGTATGCCTGTCAGTATTTACGATAAAGCCGCTGCGGATGGTGAGTTTGGCGTGAACTCAGAAGCAGGCCGTATGATTACAGCTGCAATTAAAACCAATCGCGTGGTGGACGTACAGTGTTTGGGAAAGTTATAGGCTCAATAAGTGAGCCTGTAGGATGTGAAGGCGCGACTTCAGAAATTATTGTAGGGCGCATTTCAGATGGTGGAATCATTGAAATTTTTGTGAATGGTCAAGGTTTAGGACTCTCTCACCCTTATGGCGATGGTGTAGTTAATATACTTTTAAGTATGGGTATTGAGATGATACCGCTGGATGCAAATGGCAATGTTCTTACCATTGAAAGTCTTGCCATCAATGATTTAGCAGAACGAGCGCATTTTATTAATCATACAAATCAATACAAGCAAATTCAGATTGTTCTTGGTGATGCGAGTCAAGTTGAAAACAATTACACCCCAGAAAATCAATCATTTAACTACGATTTAGCAACCCAAATCACCACCTTCTGTCTAGCGCCTGCCTAATTAAGGATATTCAAAAGATGACTATTCAAGAAACAATTGCTCCACTGGGACATACAATTATTGCATTATCAGCACCTCCACTTGCTGGTCCTGATACTTTGACATGGATTGCACATCTCAATTCAGTCAGTGATCCGATCAACCAAAAACCTGCAATTTTAGTTATCCCATTTTCTGATGTTGAAGATGCTGAAGCTTTTGCAGCTCAAGCTCCTGTTGAAACCTCATATCGAGTGCTATGCGTTTGCTATCACGGTGCGATTGGAGAAGAACCAGAACTTGCAGCAGCTATGGCAGCAGCTTTGGCGGATTCAGCCGATCCAGCTTTACCCTTTAATGGAGTGAACTTGCTAGGCATTACACCAGTGGAAGATCAATACAAATTAACCTTTGAGCGTATTGAGGCGGCAATGCGTAATGGTGTGTGTATGATTCAGACAGGTGCCGATGGTTTCCCTGAAATTGTGCGTGCCATTTCAACTTACCGCAAAAATCCTGATACTGGCATTGAAGATGACATCATGCTGGACATCAATGGTGCATTAACAATTGATTATGTACGTAAAGTTATGCGCACAGCAGCATCAAAGCAACGCCGTCGTAAAAATACGGCTCCAGCCCGTCGTAATTTACGCTCAATCTTTATGACTGAAGCACTGAAACTGGAAAAGGCTGAAATTTTAGAAAATGTTACGGCTACCGCAGATCAGTTGACCGTTACACAAGACAATACAGATAAATCCCGTGCCAATGCTGAGATTCCAAGCCATTGGGTACGTGGTATGCACATCGTTGCGACAACATTGAACGTATATTGACGCTAAATTACTAGGTTTATCGCCCCCGAAAAAGACTGCACGATGTGTGGTCTTTTTTATTTGGAAGTCCTTCCGCCTGATACCGCGGCATAAAATCGGAAAAAATAAGCCAACATTAATATGAGACTGTAGAAATGTCTTTAGAAACAGTTGGCTTTATTATTTTAAGCGTCAATGGTGATGAATATGACTGTGCATCACTCAGTTCCACCAAGACTACAGGTAACCGTCCAGTAGCGACCATGAACCGTACAGGTGAAGCCAAGCACAAAGCGAAAGGAATTCGTACCTATGCACTGACAGTTGCTGTTGTGATTCCTGATGGTAAAGATGAAGTGGATTGGCTTGAAGTTGAAGATGCTCGTTTAAGCATTGAGTCTGAGTCTGGTAATTTCCGCGAAACCTATATTGATTTTAACGTACAAACCATTAGCGATTCTTATGACGTTGCTGGTGAAACACGTCGAAATTTAGAAGGCTTTGCATTGAGCTACATCTCAGAAAACCTATAACTCCTAAGGAATAAAATATGATTCAAGTTGAAGGCACCTTACCTGTAGCACTGAAGGCACTTGATGGTCAGACTGAGATCAAAAGTAAAAACATCGTGATGCGTCAATTGACCGCAATTGAATACATCCAATCTCAGACAGATATTGAGGCAGGTCAATATCTTGCGATTGCTGACCTTGCAGCAATGACCAAACTTGTAGATGAGCACGGTAAAGAACACGCCATTACCTACGCCATGCTGGGTCATTCTTCCAAGTCTAACCTTGATTATTTAAATGACAAGCTGAAAGAGTTAAAGGCAAAGGAAGCAGCCGCAGAGTAAATGAGGGAGCGCGGTTAATCCGCGCTCTTTTGTCTTTAGACATTCCATTTGAGGCTATTCAAAGTATGCCTATTGATATTGCACTTGCAATACTCTCGGATGAGCGGCAGAACAATACTCGTCCTAGAAATTCCCAAAAACGTCAAAATACCAGTGCCGAAACCTCAAGCACCACAAAAACTGCAACCAAGCGTAAGCATTCGACACCAAAGGCATAAGCGATGAGCAAAAATTCTGTAGTCTCCTTAACTCTTCAAGTCAAAGGACAGCAAGCCAGCCAAGAGCTGAAGCGCATCGCTACAGATCAGCTCACAGCCGTCCAAAGAATTAATACCGAGCAGCAAAAACTTGCCCCTATTCAAGCTGGTCAGATTAACAATGCCAAAAAAATTACGGATGAGTTGTACAAACAAGGTCAGGCATTTACAGCTCAGAAGCGTGAAGCCCTTGCTTTAGATACTGCCCGTAAATTAGGAATTCGAACTGAGCAACAGATTCATGCAGAAATTAAGAAAACGCATAATACCTATGCCCAGTTTGGCATTTTACAACGTCAAGGTTTAGTCACAGCCAAAGACATGGAACGTGCCTATGCTGCAATGAAATCACGTGTAACTGCGCTGAATACTGAATTAGGAAAAACGGTATCCACTGAAAAACAAATTCAGCAAATTCAAAAAACTGGTGGTTCGGGTGGGATGAGTACCCTACAACGTGGCGGTGTTATCGCTGGTGGTGTTGTGGGTGCAGCTTATATGTTGCAACAACCGATTCAGCGTACAGTTGATTACGATAAAGATTTACATTATGCAGCTCAAACCTTCGCAGACAGAAAAGAAGACTGGGCACCTGCCAAAAAGTGGATTAATACCATCGTTACAGGTAATGCAATTAATGGAGGCGTGAATCGTGATGACTCATTTTTGGCAATGGATGCTTTAATTGCAGATGGCAGTTATTCAAAGGGCAATAATTTAGATAAAAATAAAGCAGCTTTAGCCAAAGCCCATTACGATGCATCCCGTGCTGCACTTGCATCTGGCGGCGATATGCTTGATTTCGCCAACGTAGGGCTTACAGCACGTAAACGTGGTTTGGATGAGAAATATGTTCAAGCTATGGTCATTCAAGGTGATGCTGAAGGAAGTATGCGCGCCAAGGACTTGGCTAAAGTCATAAACCCTCAATTGGGTTTATTGCCTGCTGATCCAGCGAATAATGCACGTTCTGTTGCTCAATTGGTCGCATTAAACGAAGTGGCGATGGGTACTGCGGGTAATGCTGCTGATGCTGGCGTAAACGTTAAGAATTTAATTGGGAAACTGTCCTCTTCTGATACAACGGCTCGCCTGAAAAAAGATTTTGATATTGATTTATCAAAACGCACTGCTTTAGATAAACCTAAAGGGAAAACTGCACTTGATACTTTCTTGGATATCACTGAAGAAATTATTAACAAAAATCCAGAAATGCAGCGTGTAAAGAATAACTTAGCGAAAGCGGGAAATAGTCAGGAACGACAAGCTATCTGGGAAAGCCAAAAAGGTGTCTTTGAGCAATCAGGATTAGCTGAGATTATGCCTGATATGCAGTCACTACTTGCGCTTGTTGCAGCAACGAATAATAGACCGTTGATGGAGCAAATTACACAGAATGCATTATCCAAAGGTGTTGGAACCCTAGATGAAAAGGCAGATTACAATAAAAAGCAATTAGCAGCAGTCGGTATCAATGCAGCAGATGTAGTAAGAAAAAATGCTGAATATCAAACCCTCCAGTCCACCATTGGAGTATTGGGTGATATGGGCACAAAAATGGCTGAACTTACAGATAAGTATCCCGTTTTAGTTTCTGCGATGGGTGGAACTGAGCTAGCTTTAAAAGCCTTAACGATAGCAGCTGGTGGAGCAGCATTAACACAGTTTGTCGGTGGAAAAGGCTCTTCACCTGATCTGCCGATTGAAACTAAAACCAAAGGTGTGCCGAAGGTAAAAGGTTCTAATGGCTTGAAAGCTGCTGGACTCGCGGGATTGGCATACACAGGATATGAATTGTTTGAGCCTTTAGATAATGCTATCTACAGCACTTTGGATAAATTTATGGGAGGTTCGGGAGAGCGTCCAGACTTTGTTCAGCAAGCGATTGATAAAAGCATAGCGGCACAATCTCAACAAAATGCAGAGTTAATAGCCAAACAAGAGCAAGCGAACAAATTAAGCCAAGACATGCTAGGAAAACTCAATTCACTTATAACAGCTACTCAGCAAAATAAACCACTCCCTTTTAATACAGGTAGTCTATTGGGTGATATAAGCAATCATGCAGCAGCTGAAGAAAAACGCCATGGTGCTTTTGTTCCGTGGAGAATCACCCCAAAATAAATGGAAGTCCTTCCGCCTGATATCAGCTTTATAGTTTTTGAATAATAACCTCACTAAAAGTGAGGTTTTTTTATGGGCTGGGCTACAGGATTACAAGATGCAAGTTTTCGCGGTGTGCAATTTGAATGCACGTCGACCAATGATGCTGTATCTAAAGCTTTGGCGATTAAACAAGCCCCGTACTCCAATGACGCTGAAATTGAAGATGTCGGCAATAACCCTCGCAATATTTCCATTAATGCAGTTTATTCAGGTGAAGATTATAAAACTTGGGTGGATGCACTTGAAGCAGCATTGCTAGAGACTGGATCAGGTGAATTGATTCACCCAGTTTTTGGCATTATGCAAGTTCATGTGGTCGATTACAGTATTGATCACGATGCGAATAACGTTGATTACTGTGGGATTTCTATCAAATTTATTCAAGACAAGGATAAAAAGCGTGAGCTGTTTGTTCCTGTTGTTGTACCTGATGAAATAAATACTGAAGACATTGTAAGTGCCCCTGCATCAGCCTTAGAACAATATTTAAAAAAGTTAGAAGTACTGGATCAAAACCAATTTTTTGATGCAGTAAATAACATGCGCAAAGGTGTCAACGCTTTTCGTGACGGCTTAAATTTAGCAAAAACCACCATTGATAATGTGCTTGCCCCAGCGACGTTCGTCGTTGGGTTAGTAGATGATGTCAGCCAGTTGGTTACTTTTGATGCCAATATTTCTGCATTGTCTAAATGGCGTGACTTAGTCAAACGTGTACAACGCTTTGAAATGCTATTTCAAGATGATCAATCATCACCACAACTTCAACAATTGTGGCGTTCAACACAGGTTGCTTCTACTGTAGCAATTACCCAACAAGCCATTAATTCAACTCGTCTTGAATTGGCTGAAAATAAAGAAACAAGCCTCACACCCATTGATTTAGCGGTAATTCGTCAGAATGTACGTCAGTCAATTCAAGCCGTTATTAATACTGAGCGAGAACTGGTTACTACGGAATTAAAAACTGTCGCAGTTAGCCAAATCCAAATATATAAAGAGACAGCTGATCAGATTCATCAACAGATTCAGGAGTTGATTGAAGTACGCCCCCCAGTGACTACCACTGTGCTTGCAGTACCATGCACCTTGCATTGGCTGGCACATTATTTATATGAAGATATGAGCCGTGCCAATGAAATTCGTAGATTAAATCCTACGTTAGAGAATTCAGCAGTTCTTCGCCCTGGCATGGAGTTGACTGTTTATGCTCGATAACCAAGGTAATGAAATTACGCTACAAATTGCAGGCTATGCAATTAATAGCTGGGATTCCATCTCTATTGATAGTCAGCTAGATACACCTGCTGAGAATTGGAGCTTTAAGCTATTTCAGTCAGAAAGCGCACCTTTACCTAAAGGCATTTGTGGTGGTGCAGACATTCAGGTCTTTTATAACAAAGAACTGATTTTAACCTCGATAGCAGACAAAGTTGCAGAAGCAATTGGGCGTGATGGTTATGGCTTAGAAATCAGTGGTCGTGATTTGGTTGGGCAATTAATTGATTGTTCTGTGCCTATTTCCAGTGGTCGTCAATTAACACTTGAGGAACTCCTAGCACGTTATGTTTTAGCTGGTGATTTAAGTGCAAAAATTCATGATGTACGGATTCAGGATAATTCATGGCTAAAAAATAAAGTCTCGGTTGAACCCAGTGAGTCTCTTTGGGATGCGATCGCAAAAGCGGCAGCGGTTACAGGTCAGCATGTATGGATGGAGCCAGACGGAACTTTGACTATTGGTGATCCATTTGCTCAGCCCTATATGGTTCAAACAGCATTACGTCTTATGAAACCCCTTGATAATAGCAATAACGTCTTGGATTTGACTTATGTCAATGATGTAAGTGGTGTCTTTAGTGAGATCAAAATTTTAGGTCAAGATAATAAAGGCAGTCATGTTTTATCTTCTATCACCAGTAGCACTCAATATGATTTTAATCGCCTAAAAATCATATCTATGGGGGATGTTGAAACCAAAGCAGAAGCAGATTCTACGCTAAATAAAATCAAAAAAGATAATGACCTTCAAGCCTATGCACTGGATGCGACGGTGAGTGGTTGGACAGTTGATAGTAAGGTTTGGACACCAAGCTGGTACACCAATTTAGAAACCAATGCATTAAGCAATGCCACTGCTAAATGGGCGGTTTATGGCCGTACCTTGATGCTTTCACGCAGTGAAGGCAAGACCACGAAACTACGTATGAAGCGTCAAGGTGATTGGGCGCAGCCGTTATTACACAAAGAACCAGCTCCCAAAAAGATATCTAAGAAAAAAACAAAGACCACTGGAGCACAGAAATGATTGGTTCAATGCAGCGCCAAATTGCACGTGGTTTAGGACAAGTCCGTTTAGCCTTTATCGGTGTCGTTGCACGTGGTAGCTCAAAACTCTTACAGCTGACAGGCGTTTCGGATGAAGTACTGGATGAGGTCGAACTCATTCAGCAAGTTGGTTTTAGTTCTTATATTCCCGAAGGAAGTCGCTTGGTCGTTATTCCTCTTCAGGGGAAAACTTCACGCTCAATTGTCGTGGCGACAGATGGTGCACCAATCCTAATAAATGTTTCTGAAGGTGAAACATGCATCTACGACCAGTTCGGTCATTCAGTTTGGCTGAAGAAAGATGGAACACATATTACTGGTGATTTATTTGTGGATGGAAAAGTCCAAGCCACTGGCGATGTCATCGACAAGAAAAGTTCTATGCAAGAAATGCGTGGCACATATAACAGCCATAAGCATGGCAATAGCCCAACACCAGATAAACCAATGTAGGTGAAGACATGGCAACGATTGATTTAGAAAGTAAAGATTACGTACTACTCAGCTTGGATGCTGCATTTGTTAATGATGATGTTCAGTGTGTTTGTCAGCGATTGGGCATTCATCGTGGAAAGTATTGGGCAAATAAGAAGATAGGTAGCCGACTTTATACGTTGAAACGTAGCAAAGACCTCAGCAGAAATGTGCTGTTAGCCAAACAATATGCTGAAGAAGCTCTTTTGGACTTAGTTCCATCACGCTTTGAGTCCATAACGGTAAGTGCAAATCAATCTGAACAGAGCCGTATTGACTTAACAATTGAAGTTTTTCGTATTACAGGCGAAAGCCAGAAGATTCTTTACTTTGTTCCTGTAGGAGGCTAAACGTGTATCAAATTCCTACCTTTCTGAAACTTTACCAGACTACTGTACAAGAGATTCGCAATCAGACAGGTTTAACTGTCTCCTCTGATTCAGATGCTTCTATTCGTGCTGATGGCTCATCATCTGTTGTTGAAGGTTTATACCATCATCAAGCCTATATTCAGCGGCAGCTTTTTGTACAAACCGCAGATGAACCATATTTGTATATTCATGCTGAAGAACTCAAAGTTCCACGTTTAGGTGGTACCCGTGCTTCAGGTACAGTAAAAGCGAAGTCAAATGTTCAAGTCACGATTGAGGCTGGATCGAAACTCACTGATGGCAAGGGCTATTTTTGGAGCGTGGTTGCGACTGTAGTTGTACAGCCCAATACGACCACTGAAATCAGTGTTACAGCAGATCAGCTTGGTGCATCTTGGAATTTCTCAGGTTTATCCTTAATTTGGGTGAGTCCAATTGCAGGTTTAAGCGGTACAGCCGAAGTTGTTTCAATTGCAGGTGGTTCAGATCAAGAAGAGATCGAAGCATGGCGTGCACGAATGCTTGAAGCCAAACAACTTGGTCAAGCACGTGACCGAGAGGCTGACCTTAAACGTGTCATGAAAAGCGTTGCTGGTGTTGGGAAGGTTTATATTTATAAAAAACGTCGTGGTTTAGGTTCAATGGATGTTGCGATTACAGCCATTGGAAATCCACCAACTTTGCCAACTCAGGCACTCATTAATGCCGCTCAAAATGTTGTGGATGCTGAAGCTGGCTTTTGGGCAGATTGCCGTGTTTATTCTCCAACAGAGCAATTAATACCGATAACAGCTCAAGTAAGTGGTACAGGCGTAATTTTGTCAGATGTCGAAAGTACCATTCGTAACTATATTGCTGAGCTTGAACCCGCTGAAGAATATCAAGCGAACGTACTTGTTTCACGAATTATGGCTTTGAGTAACGTTACTGATTTGATCCTTAGTCCTTCAGCAAATATTAAGCCTATCGTTGATTGGATGCATACGCGCTGGTTACGCGCGGGGGCTGTTTCAGTGAGTGCAGCATCATGAATCTAGAACAAACTATTGAGCTTTATGCAGCCGTACTTAGACAACTTTTACCCACTGGTGGTTATGACACATCCCCCAATACGGAAGTATTGTCAAAGGATATATATGCTCATGCAAAGTTGTTTGCGCAAGCAAATCTCGATGCAAAACGATTACTTAATGTTCTAGAAGGAATTCCACCTGAACTGATTAATGAATATGAAGCGGAATATGGTTTACCACTGAAATGTACCGTGAATGCTAGTCGGACACTTGAAGAACGTTTGGATATTCTAAATTGGGTTCGCACAAGCCGAAATGTTTTGAACAAAGCTTATTTAGAACAGCTTTTTGCAATATTCAATATCCAAGTCTTAGACGTCGTGAAATTTAAACCGATGCAGTGTACTGCTCCTTGCAATTCACCAGTCAATACAGAACAACTCAGATATAAAGTCAAACTAAAACTACAGACCCCATTACTTGCGGATATAGATTGCATTATTAACAACTATTTACCCGCTTTCATTCGTTATGATGTTGTCGAGGTATAAATGAAACGAATTGATAGTTCAAATGCACGCCCTAATGCAAACGGTACAGGAAAAACTGGATTTCACGATAATGCAGATTTACCCCAACAGGACGCCACATACGTAACACCTGATTGGCTCAATGTGATTCAAGAAGAACTCGCCAATATTATTGAGTTAAATGGTCAAACGCTTAACCCGAATAGCCGTCGTCAGCTCTATGACATTCTAGCAACAGAAGAAGGCTTATTGGCTTTAAGTCAAGCTGTTGAAGACCGTATTCAACTGCTGAAAGAACAAATGCAGGATGCAGATTCAAGTCTTCAACAGCAACTTTCAGAAGCTGTCGAAGCATTGCAGCAGCAGCTTTCAAACCTTGCTACTGGTCTAGCTTCTTTATATCCCAAAGTGATTTTAGCTGGTGTTATTAAACAAGGTGATGCACGGGTAATTAATCGCCCAGCCAACAGTAATATCAGCTTTTTAGATGCTCGTTATGCGATTCACATTACACCAGAGGGTGGACATGAAGCTTGGACGATTGGACGTCAAGACGCGAGGATTGATTTAAATGTTTTTGATCGTTCAGGTTCTAGCCGTGTTGGATATAACGGTAGCATTAACTGGTCGATTGTACAGGTTGAAGGGCTAACTTCTGCTACAGGTAACGGGACTTATGTATATACGGGCACACCTGTCGTTTTTCCTATTCTAGCGGGTGAATCAAAAGCATTTACGATTATTGGTGCTGGTGGCGGTGGTGGTTCTTCACGATACGTTGATTTAAATGCAACGCCTAATCCCCCTGATCTTAAAGGTCAGAATGGTCAGGATAGCTATATTTCAATTGACGGTACCACAATCAAATTTACTGCTGGCGGAGGCATTGGTGGCATTGGTGGCATAGTTGGAGACGGTGGCCAAAAGATTGATGGTATTGCGGGTACTGGTGGTCAATGGTTATTAGAAGGTGAATATGCTTCTGCAACCCGATTGAATGGGCAATCAGGGAGTGCGACTGCTGAAGACCATTCGGGTGCTGCTTCAGATACAGAAAGCCGAGGTACTGGTGGTGATGGCGCAGATGGTTCTTTAGATGCAGGTACTGGCTTTGGTGGCGGTGCTGGAGAAGGTGCAAGGCTCTCAATGACTTACACCAATAATTCAAATCAAACTCAGTATGTCCGCTTGTATGTTGGAAAAGGTGGTACAGGTGAAAATTCTTTAATAACGGCTGATTCAACACCAGACCAATATGTCGCAGGTGAAGATGGATCACATGGCTTTATTCGTGTTGCGAGTGCTATTTAATGATTAAACAAATTAAAGGTTATGTATTGGATCAAGAGATCACCTCACCATTTATTCTTAACACAATTAGCTATATTAAAGGTCGATTATCAAACCCTATAGACGGATTGAACATTATAGGCACGTCTCATCCTTACTATGGTGTGCAAATCTATGGCTGGCGTTCACCATTGCCAGATCATATAGATAACACAGGTCATGTCTTAATAATGCCGATTCACATCTCTACAGGTAGTGATCGAATGATTTGTGCTGATTATGCTTGTGATTTGAAGGTTGGGCACTTATATGTGCTTGATGACCGTAAACCACATCGTACTGAAGGGAATGGTGACGTCGTAGCGCTCTTTATGGGTTCTTATAAAGCTAAAGCACTGAACGATGAGTTATATCAACGTGTGTTTAATGAGTTTGTTGAGTATTTGAAATAG